GGGCCTGCCGGTTGGTCATCGCATTCCATCCGCGCCCAATACTTCTGGCGATAGATGTTGATGGCGACGGACTTCGGCATGGCCTTGACGTCTGCAGGGGAAGCGTCGTGCTTCCAGTACAGGCGAGCGTCAGCAATCGTGATGCCCCAGTTGGTTGCTCCACCTGGATCATTCGGATTGTCGGTGAAGCGACCTTCGTAGGTCAGCGTCTTACTGATACTCGCCTCACGGTTCGATGAGGCCATTGGTTACCCGTTGATGAGTTTCATGTCGCGGGGCGCTGCAAGGCGCTCGTTCGCGTTCACGACCTCGTTGCGGAAGCTCTCGACAGCGGCACCGGTCTGGCGCTGCATCTGAGAGTTCTCGATGGTTAGGATAGGCATGAAGGCGTCAGCACAGCCGAAGTGATTGAGAGGCTCGCCCGTGTTCGGGTTGGTGCCCATCACTTGCATCCAAAGCTGACAGTTGTGCTCGATGACACACTCACGGCAACTCTTGGCGAAGCCTGTGCGATGACAGCCGATGTCCTTCGGAGGAAGGTTGTTCATTAGTCTTTCTGCGCGATGATCATATCCAGATACTGGACGTTCATCGTGATTGGGTGGTTATGGCCCCCGCCGCCGCCGTTTGTCGTGGCGCCAGACATGCTGTTGCCGCCTGAGAACGAGTTGGTGTAGGTGGTGCCACTGCCTGCATAGGCGACCGCGTAGCTGCCGAAGTTGTTGGAGAGGACAGTGCTCCAGCCACCGGGCGAGATGGGCGCGTAGTAGCCCGAGGTGCCCGCAGGGTAGACCGTGACGGTGCCTGAGACAGAGACGTTGAGGTTCGGGACTTCGCCCGAGCCCAGCACGTGGGTGCCAACGGTAGTCATTGCGTTGAACGTCGAGAAAGGAACACCGCCGCCAGTAGTCACGGTGCCGGACACCACACGCAAGAGCTTGTCGTTGTGGTCGGTGCGCTTCGTCCAGCCGGTCGGAGCCGTGGTCTGGTGAAAGAGCATCACAGTGCCAGAGGGGAAGAACTTGGCGTTGATCGCCGCGTCCTGCGCATCCACGTAGGTCTTGTCAGCCTTGAGGCCGATCTGGGTGGCCGTTGTCGTCGCGAAGTTGGGGTCATCGCCCAGCGCCGTCGCAAGCTCATTGAGCGTGTCGAGCGTGGAGGGTGCAGAGTTGACTATGCCTGCGACCTTGGTGTCCACATAGGCTACGAGAGCGGCGTCCTGCGGATGCACGTGGTCCTCGTGGGCCCATTTGTCGCTGGTGCCTACAGCAGCCGTGCCATCCATGAGAGGCGTCGCCGTGCCAGCCTTGGCCTGCACAGCATTGGCAGCATTGGCGGCCGAGGTCGCTGCGGCGTCCGATGAGGCGCTCGCGTTGGCTGCGTCAGCGTCAGCCGTGATCTTGTCCGCTCTTACCTGGTCCGCGAGGTCATTCAACTCCGCGAGGACGGCACTCTCTTCCGACAGGAAGTCGTAGAGGTTGCCCTCAGGATAGAACGAGGTAGGGGCCGGGCGCGGGCGGTTGTCAGGGACGTTGTCGTTGTTCGTTACATCTTCGGCACCCACCAGTCCGCCGTCAGTGAAGAACGAGCCGGGAGTGGTGGAGCTTAGGCCGGGCGCAGTCTCATTGGGGACCACGGTGCCTTCGCCTACAGTGCCGCCATCAGCGTAGAAGGAGCTAGGGACGGTCGAGGTCGCGGGCGCGTGGTCATTGGAGACCACAACGCCTTCGTCAACCTGTTCCCCGTCCACGTAGAAAGAGGACGAGGTCGGGCTTACCATTCATCACCTCGGTCGAAGTAGAGCGCAGGGCGCACTGCGGCGTCTGCGGTCAACTCGTCGCTGTCCGCTTGGTCCTGCAGGGTCGCCATGATGCGCTGGAAGTCTTGCTCGAAACCGGCCTTGCGGTCGTCATTGAGATACGACGAGGCGGCCACCAGAGCAGCGTAGACCACAGCGTCCCATGCGACCTTGGACATCGTGTTGCTGTCGGTATCGGCAACGAGCGCGGGGAATTCGCAGTAATAGGTGATGAGGACTTTGTCGCCCACACAGGGCCGAGGTCCCAGATGCCAAGCGGCACCTTGGCGCGCGTAGATCGACGGAGGGCCTACATCTTGCGATGCTCCCATCACGCGGTTCATGTCTACGCGCTGTAGTTCGTATTCGAGAACACCATCCCCGTCTCGGTCAACTTGGATCGAGATAAGCTGCAGGAGGTCGCTGGGGATGCCCAGCTTCGTGTAGCTGTCGGGGATGGTGTACAGGATTTGCTTCTCCATGAACGGGACACGGAGTTCACGCTGGATGCGCTGGATGCCTTGGTTCACGAAGGTCGAGACCAATGCAGGGTTGTTCGTTACGATGGTGTTGTTGAGCAACGCCTTGAATTGGGCCTTCAGTTCACCGAGGGTCACAGGGTTTCCTTAGATGCGTTTGTTGGTCGTGATGAATTTGTCGAGCGCGTAACGGCGCAGCATCGAGAGGGTCTCTCGTGCGGGAGCGGTCATCACGTCGAAGCCGTATTTGCGGAGGAGGTCATCAACGACCTCGACAGGGATAGAAGCCACCCTGTGCATCTCGCCCGCAGGGGTGGCGATGCTATCAAGGCGCTCATGCTGCAGACTGGTCAGGAATTCGTCGGGGATTTCCTGCGTCCGCTTAATGATCAGTTCATTGGTGGAGCGGTCTTCGTCGAAGGCGACAAGCGTGTCGAGGAGGACGGGTTCTTCGTAGAAAGTTTCTTTGGACATATTCTCAAAAGCAAAAATAGGGACACGGAATTACCCGTGCCCCCATTTGTTGGACCTTAGAAGCCAGCAGTCTTCTGGACGATCAGCGCAGAGCCGAGGCTGTTCTTGTGCTTGAGCGAGAACTCGCCCAGCAGCATGGCCTTGGTGCTGTCACCGGTCTTCGCGAGGTTCTTGCGCTCCCACGGACGAAGGGTCGGCTTCGACCACATGTCGGGTTCGTAAACCAACGTGTTCTCGGTGCGGAGCCAACGGTTGATCTCGACCTTCTGCTCACCGAACGGCGAGACATACAGGTTGACCACGTTGACCAGCTTCTTCGCGTCGGAGCCCGAGAGGGTCCGGTAGCGACCAGCAGCCGCAGCGAATCCCGCCAGCGTCACCGAGTTCGTCGGGGTGACCATGATGCGGGACGGCTCAGCGCCACTCTCGTACGCCTTCTGCAGCGCGGTGACGAGGAACTGCTCCGTCAGCGGATCATCGTTCGCAGCGGTGCGGACAATGTTGGCGCTGGCGATCTGGACCTGAGCGGAGTCAAGGGTCGAGGGGACGGTCGTGCCGTTGCCCGCAGCCTTGGTACCGGCGAGGCCGATGTAGGCGATTTCCACGTCACGCTTAAGCGCAGCGGCCGTCTTGGCCATCTGGTAAGCGAACTCTTTCTTCCGGCCGTAGGTCGAGACGACGTCGGCACGGTCAGAGACCACAACGGCCTCGGTGAAGATTTGCGTGTAGTTCGACTTCATCGTGGTCGGGGTGACGGTGATGAAGGTCGGGTCCGCGCCTTCGACCGCAGCGTTCTGGGCCGGTGCGCGCAGGCTGTCTTCCTGCCACTGGAACAGCGGCTGGGTGATCTTCTCCGAGCCAATGCTCGACATGAAGGGCGTCTTGCGCGGGGAGAGGTTGGTGATGACGTCGGCAACGTCTTCCTTGATGCCGACCATCTGATAAGTCTGAAACTGAGCCATTAGAAATTTAGTCTCTTCTGCAATGTAGTGGTGTGTTACTCGCCATCAAACATGGCGAGGAATGCGTCGGCGGCGTCGGCCTGAGAGCCTGACTGCTTCGCCTTCTGCACAGCCGACTTGGCCGTGACTTTCTTTGCGCTGTCGCGCACTGCGGGGGTTGATGCGGAGTTCTTCACGATGCGTGTCGGGGTCTTGTTCACCTTCTTGGTCAAGACCTTGTTGGCACCCTTGGAGAACTGCATCGCCATGTGCAGCACTTTGAAAGCAGCCGGATCATTGAGGGACGTTACGACTTTGGCGTCGAAGCCCTGATCCACTGCGAAGTTTCGAATGTCCGCGTAGACCGCGTCATTCCAGCCCTTGATGAACGTCTTGCTCTCGGGGTTCTTGAGAGCCTTCAGACATTCAGCGGACTGCTTCTTCGCTGCTTCCTTCTGCTCAGCAGTGATCTTTTCGACGTAGGAGGTGAGTTCGTTCTTGAGGAACGTCTCTTCCTGAATAGCCTCGTTCGCCTCTGCAGTGAGTTCCTGCAGATGCTCAGCGGGGATATTCGGGTCCTTCATGTACTGGGTCCACGGCAGAGCGCGGTATTTGTCCGCTCGCGCAGTCGCACGCTGCAGGAGGGCGTTGTACGCAGTGACATTCTCTGTCCGCTTTGCGTTTACGACCTCTCGCTCAGTGGCGACTTCTTGCGACTTGCGGGTGAGAGCAGCCTCTTGACCAAAGAGACGCTTCAGGTCGGAGACCTTAACCTCATGCTCAGTGTCGCCTTCCTTGACCTTGACGTACGTCTCGTCACTGTCATCGGCAAACTTGCGCTTCGATTTGTTGTCTTCGCCTTCGTCGTTCTCTTCGCCTTCGTCGCCTTCGTTCTCTTCCTCGTCTTCGGATGGCTCGTCTTCAGCGTCCTCGTCCGGGGTCTCGTTCTCGGCGTCGTTGGCGTTCTCTTCGTCTTCGTCGGCTTCGGTTTCTTTCTTCGATGGCTTCTTTGCAGAAGCGTCGTCACCCTCTTCGGGATCACCATCGCCAAGGAGAGCAGCAACGAAATCGTCATCGTTGATCTCTTCCGGGTATTCTACGTTCAATGCGGCGTCG